AGATTTTTTTGGGTGCGGTTTCGCCGGGGGAAACGCTACTTCCGGCGAGCGGCGGCCTTCTTCGGCTTGGCCCGACTGGACGCCGGCCGCTTGGCGAGGTGCTTCTTGCCGACCGACCGGGTGCTGAGGTCCGCAGTGGCGGCCTTGGCGGCCTGCACGGGGATGAGCCAGATCCGCTTCCCAAAGCGTCGAGCACCAGGCAGCTTGCCTTCGCCGAGGAGATGGCGAATCCAGCCCTCGGTGCAGCCCATCACGTCCACGGCTTCCGCCACGGTGAGGTATTCGCCGCCGTCGATTTTCTGTGCCATTGCGATCATTGCCCCAATACTACGCTGGATCGGTAGTTAGTCAAACTGTCCAATCCGCCCAAACCGCAGAATCCGCAGGCCCGGCACAGTGCCGAAACCTGCAGTCCTACAACCGGCGAAAATCACGATGCTGGCCAAAAGTAGCAGCGGAGGGCATGGGAATGCTTTTACTGTCCACTAAAGGTTTGTACACTAGTGCCAGCAACCACACCGGGAGGACTGGCGATGACGATCCGAGACCTACTGACCGAGCGGTATGCACCGCTTCACAACCTGTCGCAGAGGAGCGTGATTCTGTTCGGGCATTCCATCGACCGGCTGCAGGATTTCCTCGGCCGCGAGCCGGTAACGACCGACTTCGATGATCTCGTCATTGCCAAGTTCCTGCGGTGGCGGGCGGTCACGCCGCACCGTGGCCGCATCTGTTCGCCGGCGTCGGTCGCCAAGGACAAGGCCCACTTGAGTGCCCTGTGGAACTTCGCCGCCCGCAAGCGGATCGCGGCCGAGTTCCCAGACCTGCCACGTCTGAAGGTGCCTACGCGGCCGCCACGGGGCTACACGGTCGCCGAGGTGTCATCGCTCGTCCGAGCGGCCCGGGCCTGTCAGGGCTCAATTGGCGGCATCCCAGCACCATGGTTCTGGGCAACGCTGGTTCAGTCGCTCTGGTACACGGGCGAGCGGATCGGCAGCCACATGCGGCTCCGCTGGTCCGAGTTGGATCTCGACGCCTGCCGGATCACGTTCCTTGGGGAAACCCGCAAGGGCGGCATCGAGACGATCCAGCGGGCAATCCACCCGGACCTTGCCCGGCAGCTGCGTCTCCACCGCCGGGCGGATTCCGATCTCGTCTGGCCGTGGACGGAGCACCGCGTGGCAAACAGCCTGTTCCAGTCGCTGCGAATGCTCTGCCGGCGGGCAGGCGTGAAGGCCCGCGGGTTCCACGCCATCCGCAAGGCGAGCGGCTCCTACGTCAAAGCCGGTGGCGGCGATGCCACGGACCACCTGGGCCACGCCAACCCGAAGACGACGAAGGACCACTACTTGGACACCAGCATCACCGGCCAGCAGTCGGCCCTCGACTACCTGCCGCCGCTGGACCTGGGCGACCCGGACGGCTGAGCGTTGCCAACAAGAGCCAAGTGAAGACACTCGGCGCCGCGCTTTTACATGGTAGGCGAAGCCCGTAGCATGTCACCACCGGAAAGGAGGGCATCATGCCTTTTGATGTTCACGAGTTTATGGAAGAGCAGTTTCCGACAGAGCCAAAGGTTGGCGAGTGGTGGTCTGTCGGCCGCAGCCTCCCGCGAGAGTACGACGAGGTTCTATTCTTGATCGACGATGGCTCAACCGAAGGCCGCTGCTACTTCGGGTACAGGGAACGCAACAGGTTTGTCGTGCAGTACGAGTTCACCAAATTCAGGATTGGCGGCCACGAGGGCGTGTCCTTTTGGTCTCCGGTGCCATCACACCAAAAGGCTTTTGCAGCGACGTGCCCGTGACCACGTGACCGAGCAAGCGGGGAGGCGGCAACGTGGAGGAGGACACGTCGTCGCACTCAACCCGCCGCCCGGTCAAGCAGTCTCTCGCTCCGCTCTCGGATGCACGCCGGCCAAGCCCACGGCCCGCTCCAGCCCGCGCCAGAATCCGACCGCCGAAAGCACCGGATTCATCAAGTCGCTCATGACGCAGAAGTCCGTACTGAACGGCGATTGATGGTGGACCGCATGCCCGTCTGGCGACGACAGCAGGCCGATGAGTTGCAGCCCCCGTATCGGGCGTGAGCATCGCTGGTGCGCCCACCCGTGAACCTGGTTGGCCTGGCTAGAGAACACCGCCACAAGGGCGAGCCAGTGCTGCCCCGCCGCCAGGGCGACGAGCGATACGGCAGCCGCGGGCAGGATCGTCGTCCAGTTGCGTTGCCAGTAGCCGCCGGCCAGAAACGCCCGGGGCTCAGAGTGGTGCCGGATGTTCGGCGCCACGACGTGCCGCCCCAGCACCGGCCACGCGGGGTCGCCGTATCGGTCCTCCCACCAGTGGACGATGCCCGTGGCAACGTCGGCAGCGAGCCACGCCGAGAGGACGTACAGACCAATCATGCGTCCTGCCCCCTCATCTATCCGGCCAGCACTCGTTGCTATCAGCCCGCAGGCCGCCGAGGAATTCGTCCGAGACGTAAGGCCCGCTCGGGTCGTCGCCCCAGCGGCAAGTGTGTTGCTCACGCCTCGCTCGCTCAACGGCGAGCGTCCCCTTGACCCGGCTCAACTCCGCGAGCAGCCGCATGACGTGAGCCGCGAGCGTACCGCTGGTCCCGGTGTACGCACCGCTGAACCGGCGGGCGTCCTGCTCGCACTGCTGGAGGTAGGCGTCGGTGAGGGGTTCAGCCACGTCGGCACTCCTGGTGGCAGGCCGCGTAGCCAGCGATGTCGATAGCAGCGTCGTCGGTCGCCGCTGGCCCCATCTGGCGGGCGATCTTGTCCAAGACCATGACGAGAGCCCAGTCGGCCGGCGTAAACGTCGTGCCGAACGCCGCGTTCACCAGCGACGCCGTCCTGGCGAAATGCTCCGTAGGTGGCCCGTACTTGCCGTGCCGGTCTCGGATCGTGGCGATCGCGTCCCGCAGCGTCTGCTCTGCCGGAGTGACGGGCTGGAAGCCCGGCTCCCACTCGGCGTAGGTCTCGCTCAGGACCGAGTCGCCACGCTGCCGCCCGAGCAGGTGCTCGACGTAGGGCACGTCCGACTCGTCGTGTTGCGTTTCCTCGGTAGTTGCGACAATGTGCCTAGGTTCCGTCGCCCGCGGCGACACCTTGTGGTCATCGGCTGGCGTGGCGTCGAGCCGCTCGCGGACGGCTGCCCGCAGTGCGGCGTTGTGCTCTTCCAGTGTCGTGGTCGTCATGCTTGGTTCCTCGGGGTGAGTCCGCAGCCTATGCCCGTGGTCAAGCCGACCGCACGGTGCCGTCACCCATCACGCGGTAGTTCTGCACGTCGAACGCCCCGCCGTCGTGGACGGTGGCAACGGCGAACCCGTGGTTCCATCGGTTGATGACCGCGTAGTCGGGCCGTAGGTCGCACAGGCATCCCGTGCTCCAGCACGCCGTTTCGTGGTGCCACATGTCCGACTCGGCGTGGTTGCTGGTCCGGTGCGAATGTCCCACCAGGCACGTCGATAGCGTCCGCATCCACGCACCGCGGGCGACGTTGACCGGAGCCGCCATCCCCTTCGGCAGTTCATGGCCGTGCAGCACCGGCAACTTCCCCAGCATGACCGGCCGCTGGTTATCGACGAGTTCGATGTCGAGTTTGTCTAGGTCGAGCCACGCCGTCAGGCTCATGCGTCGGTCGTCGCTGATCTCGGCGGCGTGCTGCCAGAGCCAGTGCTGCCACCGGTCCTCATGGTTGCCGGTCTTGTAGACGATCGGGATGTCGGGGAACTCCTGCCGCAGCCAGCCGAGGAACCCACGCACCGCCTCGAGTTCGCCCTTGAAGTCCCGGTAGGCCGGGTCTTTCATGTACCGGCTGATGGCGTAGAAGTCGGCTATGTCGCCGTTCAAAAGTAGCCCAGACAAGCCCTGCTCTTTCAGGTGGCCGACAGCGGCAGCCACGGCGACCTCAGAGTGATACGGCACATGCACGTCGGACAGGATGCCGATTGGGCCGGTGACCTTCAGGACGTACGGCGTCCAAGGCTGGGCCATCGACTTCGGCATGGCGAGGATCTCGCCGGCTTCTCGCGGGGGACGCGGGACCGTAGGCTTCTGCGTCTTGCGGTTCTTCTTGCCGTGTTGCCCGAACTGCCGCTGCATCCGCATGCGTGCCTGGTGCAGCGTGATCGCGCCGTTACTTTCCTTTACGAGTCGCCTTGCGAGCGTTTGCGCGGGGGCTTCGGGATGGAGTTTTGCGAGCCGCTCGGCCTTTCGCGTTATCGCGTCCCCTCGCTGCATCTGCCGCCTCCTTGCGATGTAGAACTATGTTGCCGTCGTCATCCGGCATCGGGTTGGCACCGTCCGCGTCTTCCTCGTAGTCAACGTCGTCGAGGCCAGTCCACCCGCGCTCATCCGTGCGCTTTGCCACGATGCAGCCTCCTCGCGTTGCTGATCGCTCTCTTGACCAGCACAGTACCCGC